CTTTGTTGGTAGTGCCTAGGGGAGTCGAACCCCTAACGAATGTTCATTTTTCAATGGGTCTGACCACTTGAGTCCTGTTGAATAGTCCTGTTTTTGAGTTCGTTGAAATAAGTGTCCATTTTATCGTCCACTGCGATGCGCTCCTCCGTAAAGGTGTGCTGGTAGACGGATTTCATCACGTTCGGAGTCTTCCAGCCGCCTCTCTCCATCGCGTACTTCTCGGGTATGTTCAGCTGCAGCATAACAGACGCGTTTATGTGGCGCAGGTCGTGGAAGGTCAGGTCCAGACCGTGCTTACGGCATAGACGGCGGAAGCGTCCGTGGATCTGAGAGTGGTTCAGCGGTACGATGTATTCCTGGGAGTGGTCCGCGGCATCTATGAGCTGCTGCAGGTACGCTGGCAGCCTGTGCCGGCGGTTGCGCGTCTCCGTCTTGGCGGCGGTCTTCACCGTGGGCTTTCCATCTACGTCAACAATGACCCGATTGATGGAGATGACACCGTCTTTGACGTCATTGAAACGCAGGCCGCGTATCTCGCTCATGCTGAATGAGAGCCACAAAGCCAGCATGCACGGCAACTCTATGTCGGTGCCTTCTACGAGGTCCATTATGACCTTCGGCTCCGGGTAGTCCTTGAATGTACGAGGCCGTCTGGGGAGCCTAATCTCGTATTTGCGGCGAGAAATATGCCATAAGGACGAACTTATCAACCCCCACTCATTGGACAGCGTTTTGGGCGAAATTCTGCCTCTACGGCCCATCCGGTCGGCCTCCCTGTTGACCGATTCCTGCAGCTTTTTCTCGCTGAGATCCGCCACGCGGACCTGCATCAGATCCAGGAACCCGGTGCGCCGGATCTTCCGGTAACCGGACACCGTTGTCGGCGACAGAACACGGCAGAGTTCGATGTACTCGTCCACTACCTCGCCGACTGTCTTGCGTGGATCCTCGGCTGGCCTGCGCTCTGCATGCCGGAACTGTGCAGCCAGGTACTCACACTGTTGCTTCGTGTCGGCGGTGATCCGCTTATAGTGCTGCTTGCCGTCCGCGTCCTGGTACGCGTACACCTTTACCGACCATTTTCCTGATTTTGTTTTTTTTGGTTTTGACATAATGCCCTCCTGTGGTAAAATGGGCATGAGAAAACTAAGGTCTGCATAACCATCTTTCTCACCCGGGAGTCATGTTTGCGTCATGGCTCCCACTTTTTATGCGCTTATTGCCTTCTTCACTTCCGCCTCCAGCATCGCCACGAACTCGTCCGTTCTGTAGAAGTGCCCTTGCCTTATGTGTTCTATCTCGTGCCAGTACGTTTTCACGCGCCGCTCTTCCGAGTCCCTGGCATTGAGGTACATATTGTAGTCTCCGTTCTCGTCTTTTACTGTCGCGCCGTGTATCTTCGGCGGCAGGTCGAGGATCCTAATGATGACGCTATCCATAAAAACTGTCTCACCTCTTCAGCGTCATTATAGCTATTTTTATTGTCCTTCTATTCGCCCTTGAAGGCCTTTATCATGTTGGCGAACTTCTCCACGTCCTCCGGATCCAGATCATACGCAGCGTCGAACAGGATGCGCATGTCCGGGCGATCTATGAATGCCTTCTCCAGAGCCAGCGTTCTTTCGTCCTGCTGGTACCCGTCAATCAGGTATGTCTTCGATATATGGAAGTGGCCCGCAATCTTCTCGATGGCACCCATACGAGGGAAGCCAGAACCGCTTTCCCACTTCGAAACAGCCTTTGCAGAGACTCCAGCGATCTCGCCAAACTCTTCCTGTGTAAGGCCATGCGCTTCTCTTAATTCTTTTATGTTTTCTGCGATGCTCATAGCGTCACCTCCGTGTACTACAATTATATACTGCCTGTGGAATTATGCAATAAAAAAAGTGAAATAAAGTTCAAATACTTGTTGACAATCTACTTTTAGTAGAGTAATCTATCTGTGAGGGCGAAATATAGTAGAGCGCCCGGAAGGAGGTGTACATGGCAATAACGATGAAGCAGGCCAGAGTCGGCATGGACATGAACCAGCGCGAAATGGCACAGGCGATGGGCTGCTCTTACGGGACCTACCGCAAGTGGGAAAAAACGCCCGGAGAGATGCCGGTCAAGGCAGCGCAGAAGTTCTGCGAGATCGTCAAGCTGAGCTATGACGAGATTCTTTTTGCCTAAAAGGTGAATTAAAGTAGAGTTTTGGAGGGAGCACATGGAACTTATAGGTATTAAGGACATCATGGAACTCCTTCAGGTAAGCCGCAGAGAGGCGGACAGGATCGCAAGCCTGCCAGGGTGCCCGTGCCTGCCGAGGGTCAAGGGCGGCAAGGTCAGGATTCAGAAGGAAGCCTTTCTGGAATGGATAAGAGGAGGATGTCAATGAAAAAAGATAGGAGACCGTTTGAGCCGGAGCGCGGAACGATCTACATGAACCACGGTGGCGGCACATTCCGCTGCCTGACTGCACCGAGGCGCTGCTTTATCGGCATAGCGGCGATGATGCAGAACACCAAAAGCGGCTGGACGTTCGAAGCGAGAGGGATCCACACCTACGACGATGGATCCATCGACTGGGACTACAGCACAGGAGGACATTACGAGGTGATAAAAGCATGAAGAAGTACAGATGGAACGCACGCAAGTGCGCAGCAAACATGGCCGCTCTGGTGGCCTTCGTAGCAGCCGGGCTGGTAGTCGGCTGGGTGTTCGCCCTGTGGGCGCTGGCTTAGGAGGTGCAGCATGAGCGCAACTAACCCGATGGCACCTGCGGATCCGATCCAGCTGAAGAAGAAGCGGAAAGTCTGCCAGATCTGCGGCGCACAGTACGTGCCGACCAGCAACGTGCAGAAATACTGCCCGGAGTGCCGCCAGCAGATGCAGAAGGACGGCAGCGTGAAGGAGTCGTTCGTGAAATACAGACAGGCCCGGCAGTGCAGCCCTGTCACCAGCTACAACATGGAGACCCCGGAGCAGAAGACGATCCAGCCGGAAACCCCGGAGCAGCCGGCCATTGATGACAGCTACCTAATGCTGCAGAAGGCAGTCGACCTGCCGGACGGCCTGGCGACCATCGAAGAGTATGCGGAAGTTTTGCGCCGCTGGGTACGCGGCGAGCTGGTAGACAAGAACGAGTTCCTCGCGCAGATTCGCGAGAGGCTCGGCGACTTATAAGGAGGGAGAAATGACAGACGAACAGAGAAAGACGAACCTGGACTTCCTGATGACGGTAGCAGGGATGATGAAGATCGCGATCGAGGACGGCGGCATACTGGGAATCGACCGATACTGGAAGGGCGACAAGAGCACCATCGACGTGCACATGAAAGCCGAAGCCTGGCACGAGTATTTCGATACCCCGGACGAGGTCGTAGAGGATCGCGGCGATGGCTATAGGGAACTTACCGCCTATTATCGCGGTCTGAGGTTTTTCTGCCTGGAGGACATCGTATGCGCGTAAATGGATCCCACAAGCGCTACAGACTTCGCCAGGACACGACGATGGTCTGGGGCTTCTACCAGGTACCGAACCCGTACGGGTACGGCTGGGTGCCGATCAAGTCGCGGCATCCGCGCAAGATGATGCCGAAGGTGCCCTGCCTGTTCAGACGCGAGTACGCGGAGCACAACTTCAGAAACGAAAGGAGAAACTAATGGGTATACCAGTCTTAATTCTTGGCGCAAGCGGAACCGGCAAGAGCACGAGCCTCCGCAACTTTAAGAAGGGAGAGATCGGCGTGCTGAACGTGGCGTCGAAGCCTCTGCCCTTCCGTGGCAAACTGGACGTCGCGAACACGAGCGACTACGAGGCAATCAAGACCACGTTGATGAAGAACACGTTCAACGCCTACGCGATAGACGACAGTCAGTACCTGCTGGCCTTCGAGAACTTCGCCAGAGCCTACGAAAAAGGCTACGACAAGTTCACGCAGATGGCCGTCAACTTCCGGCTCCTGCTTGACACCATCATCAAGGGTACGAGCAACGACACCATCGTCTATATGCTCCACCATCCAGAGTTCGACGAGTACGGCCATATGAAGGCCAAGACCATCGGCAAGATGCTCGACCAGCAGCTCGGCGTGGAAGGGATGTTCAGCATCACGCTCATAGCGACCACGGACGGCGAACACTACAAGTTCGTGACCAACGGTCAGCCGCCTGCAAAGTCGCCCATCGGGATGTTCGCTGATAAGGAGATCGATAACGACCTGCGGAT